TGCCGAACAAGTACTCCCCCATTGATTTGCCAGGATCAATTGGTGGTGGTGCTTTTGGTGATGATTTTTTACCCATAATATACTCCTAGTCTTTTGCGCTTAATATCTTTGAAAATAGTTTAGTTGTGTAATTCATTTTAGTTGGTACTCCGCTCTTCATTCGTAGTCCAATCAGCTTCTTCCATAGAACGTTTGGTTCTTTCGCTATGATAGCCAGTGTGACCTTCTTAAATGCTGCGTTATTCTTGGCATATAGAAATGCCATAAAGACGGAGTCCCCATTGGGCTTGTCCATCTGCCAGCACTTAAGCATATCCCAAGTATCATCATTGTCGCAATTATACCACATCAGTACACCTTCGATTTCCCCATCTTCATCTTCTTCGCAGATGAAAGTTCCCTTTGCCATATGATAACCAATTAAGATTCTCACGTGTTCAGGTGACCAATCGTCCAGTACTTCCCCGTACTTACCGCTTGAGATAAACTCGTGAACCCGATCAATGAAGCCAATGGCTTCCTCTTGCCCACCTTTTTCGAGGGCAACTTGTACTGACAGGAGTAAGGGGTTTCCTTTCATTAAGCTAGTTAATAATTGCTCCAAAGATTGTACTCTCGCAGGCTGTGCCACCGCTGTATATAACGTCGAAGCTCGACTGACCTTCGTTGATCGGTAGCGTTGCGGTTGATGCAGTCCTCCCCTTGTTGGTATTAGTACCAAAAGTATGCAAATATCCTATATTAATCTCTTGGCCCGAGGGTACTGTAGCGTTAATAGAAACAGCCTCTTCCGTATCACTCCCAACGTATCCTTGAATTATAATTGCAGTAATTGCAGATGTAGTAAAGTCCACATCACTTGAAGTAAAGTCACCTATGTTGTAAGTTAATGTTCCCGCACTTTGATTGCCAGAGCTTAAACCGTGAGTTCCGCCAGTAAGTTGTACGTACTTTTGTCGTGGAGTAGCTGTAGCTATAGCTGTATCTACATACGCCTTAATACTCTCCGAGGTAGCCAATGTAGTATCAGTAGCAGCATCCATTGTGTCATCGTCGATGACATCCGTAAGCTTTGCGAAGGTAACGTTAGCATCCTTGATCTTGCTAGTAGTCACAGCATCCGCAGCCAGCTTGGCTGCAATGATACCACCATCAGCTACGACAATTGCCGTGCCAACTAGTTGAGTACTTTGGTTGTCAACAGATGACTGAGTGAAGGTAGCTCCCTGAAGGAGGAGGTTGAGGTCAGATGCAGTAAGCTGCTCGCCGTTTGCAAATGTTGTTCCTGGGGTTAGTACTGGCATAATGTTAAATTGTTCGTGTCCACATATGGACCGCTATGTATGGTTGAATGTTATTGTGAGCTAGCCCTCCGCCAGTTGCTTCGGTCGTTATACTTCCTGCTGTATTAGGGTCATATCCACCTCCGCCTTGATCTCGATCATAAACGTTACGTGCGTTCATATTATTAATAGTATGATTGTGAGCGGGTATCTCATCTTCAGTTAATGTATGATTGTACTCACCGCCAGTATCACCAGCAGTAAACGTTTTTACCTCTGGGGTTGGCTGATCATCTGTACCTTCACCTGCTCCCAGTAAAATCCTACCAGTGCTGAATGCAGCCCAAGTGCCAAATCCCAGCAATGTTCCTGGGTTAGTAGCAACCGTTGCATTCATATAAATGGAACCAACTGGATAGGCTAAATTCTGCACTAACTCCAAAGCATCTGTTGCTAACTTAGCCGCCGTAACGCCAGCATCCTTGATGCCGAGCTTTCCAGCATTAGTACCTAGGGGTATAAGCTCTAGGCTTGTTCCGTCAACTGGGTCATCAAAGGTTGCTGCACTAGCAATGTCCTGCAACTTTGTGTTTGTTACTGTCTCCGTTGCCGTAAACGTCTGTCCTGTAGTAATGATTGCCATAATAATTATTCTGCGCTTTTGGTTGATCTAAACGAGATTGATCCATTCGTCTCAATTGCTCGTATCCTTGGTCTTCCCTGTGTATTGTTAATTGTAAATTGAATTCCGTATCCACGATAATTACCAAGCCTAGAACGAATACTTATGTCCTCACCGGCATCAAGACTATCACCATCTACGTACGAACTTAATGGTGCAAGCGGAATATTGGCATCAGGGTTTTCTGTCTCCGCTGACATATCAAAGTCACTTGTGTTAGTGCTACTACTTTCCACGTGAAGCTCAAACTGATTGAATCTCTTTCGATCCATTGTCCCCATTGTATATTGACGTGTAGTAATAGAAGCAGGAACACCGTAGGTAGTATCAGGTTGACCAATGGCAGTAACCACACGGTCACGCCCATCTAGTCGAGTGTCAAGCCTGTGTATGCCACCCAGTTGGTTAATGGCGTAGACTCCACGAGCTAATCCGCTACCAGCTACAATTAAGTTCTCAATGTCCCAGTCTACATTATCCACCATATCAATACTTTCCCACTGAGAATTAAGGAAGTTAAAGATTAGGATAGCGTTGTTCCTTTGAGCATCGTCAAGGGGTACTGCAATGTAGTAGCGATTGTCGAAGTAGACCGCACGTGATTCTTCCCAGTGATCTTTATTGATGCGATTAATAGTTTCATTAATCGATTCACTCATAGGAGTCTCAGTTCCTCGGAGATTGTACTCATCAAGGAACTGCGTTCCGTACACACCATTATCGGATAGGAAGATGACCTGATTGCCAACTTGGATAATTGATTTACGTGCTACGCAACCAACCTCATTGGTCAGTAGCTTTGCCACTGAACCCTGTAGGTTCACCGTATTTTGAACCGTGTGAATACTGTTACGGTTGAATACAAGTAGGGAGTTGTCCGAGAAGGAGTGCAGCCCTACAGTGTAGTCCGCCGTACCAGCATTGAACCTGTACTGTGAGTAGATCTCGTCGTAGGTATCGGAGTCAAGGATGTCAGAAATAATAACCTCGTCCAGAATCTTACGGTAAGTGTACTGCCCCTTGATTTCATCCACGGAGTACTTGAATGGCATTACCAGCCTACGCTGGTGGTAGGTAGCATAAGGAGGAGCTGGCATATGGGTGAAGCCCAGTCCGACCGAAACTCTCTTGGTAAAGATAGGATCAGCCATTAGGGATGCACCGTCATTTACGTGCGTAGTAACTGTGCGTGAATCAAGTACAAACTGGAACCCTCCGTTAATTGCTACACGGGCATCTTCATATGTGGCTGGGCTTATAGTAGTATCAAATTCAGCATAGACAGTAAAGGTAGTAGAGCTTGGTACTCCTTGAACGAAGAACGATCTATTGAAAGAAGTACCTTTGTTAGTTCCATCATCAATCCATTCATCCATAATGATGGGTTCACCACTCACTAAATTATGTGCTATTGCTGTAGTGAGAGTATATTTATAAAGGCCCTCAAAGTCCCCAGGTCCTTCTGGCCCATTCGGCGCAACACCACCTGTGATAGTGGTAATAGCTGAACCCAATGTGAAAACTTTATTTACAACGTAGTCCTGACCAATGGTAAGTCCAGAGTCTGCACCTGTTGCTCCGCTAATACTTGCTGACATTACAGTAATATCATCCCCGACCTTTACATCGTGAGATCCAGAAACTGATGCTATACTATTGGTAATTGCAAATTCTCCAGGCACGCAATCAATCTGAACTGGCTGAGTGTATACTCCGCTCTTGACTAGTGTAAACGCAGAACGGGCTTTACCCGTTCCTGTACCTTCAGCATCAACCGTAATGGAATCATTAACTTCATAGGTTACGCCTGTAGTTCCAGCGATTGTATTCCACTGAGCTTGAGTCGTGTCCCCCAGGTCAGTAATAGAATAGGATCTATCAGTCACTAGTTCATCTACTGTCAGTTCGTCATAAAGTCCATCCCACTCAAGTGCAGTGTTACCATCTCGAAAGATAAACACTTTATTAAATGCCTGTATCATATCAGACAATGGCGGAACCGTTTCACCCGGTGGGTAGTAGATGTCAGTTACAGCATTACTCTCTAGATCCTTTGCTACCGCCTTGACGTTGGACGCAATTATAATTGATTCGCTTGAGTTACTGTTGGGATCACTGAATGATGTACTTGCGTAGACCTCGGTAACTTGACCGATGTCGAAGATCATATTATTGCCAGCAATAGCCGAGCCTCTAGCAAGCGTAAGGTTAAAGTTTAAATCAATAGGGAGTACAACTGGTCCCCTGTAAGTTGTATCAATTCCTGTAAGATCAAATTTAACTTTTTGATTTATTGGACCATAAACCACATCTGTAACAACAAATGTTCCGTTTGGATCAGATTGTGGAGCTGTGAATGCAAGTCCCTCCACCGTAATATTTTCACCAACTGCAAACTCGTGACCCTGTTCAGTCAATGGATCAAGGAATAATTCCATTACATTGGCAACAAGCTCTGCCCTTCGTATAGTAGTAGGAAGTAGGGTGACATCTGTACCGATCTCTTCCGAGGTCGGCAGTCGTAGCACTTCGCCCCCTACTGCGAACGGAGCCTCAATGAGTTCAATGCCCTTCCGAACTTGAGCCTCTCCATTCCTGTCTAGTCTAATGCTTTGAGCGTCAGCTAGTGTACCCTTTTGTAGTTGATCAGGTCGAATGCGATTGTTGAACCCAATGAATCCGTAGTCACCATCCTTGGCAATTCTGTCATCCAGTCCCCCATATGTGCGGTATTCAGGCATCTACTTATGCTGTTGGGTTAAGCTCCGTATGGATTATATGACCTGCGTGACTTGCGACCTGTTTTTGGAGTTTCTTTTTTTTGTTTAATTGACTCTGGCTTTTTCGCATCAGATCGTAATCGTTTTCCACGATAGCTTCTTGGTTTAACAACATCACTTGCATTACCTAAACCATATTTAGACTGTTTGATTTCAGTCCGAACCTTTGGCTCTGGAGCCTTTGTTGCCTTGCCGTAGCTTGCCATATTTGTAGGAGTATTACCTGTCCACATTGGTGCGCTGTAATCAATTTCAGCACGTGGTGTAGCTTGGGTGCTCGCTGCATTAGAACGAGTGCGAGTGCTGAAGCTGCCAAGCCGACTGTCTGACTTGCGATTTCTACGCTTATCCTGTGCCTGTCGATTTGAAATGCCAGAGAATTTCTCACCTGTGGATACTTTGCTTGTGGATGTCTTACCGGCTGAAGCAGTGTCACGCTTGAAGCTGCTAGCAACTCGACCCAGGAGACCCTCCTTTTTCTCAACCTTTGGTTGATAGTCTATAAGTCTTTTGCGTGGTGCTGGTGCTTGTGCAGCAGCTTGTGGCTTGGGGGCTGTCCTTGTTGGAGCTGTGGTTGCCTTTGGCTTGTCTCGGTTCATTGCGTATCCAGT